TGCTGCTGCTCCTCTTGCTGCTCCTCTTGCTGCTCCTCTTGCCTCTACCTCACCACCAGCCCCAGCAGGTCTCGCACCACGAGTCCAACCTTGAGCTCTATTTGCGGCAAGGTCTCTTGCCGCACTTGCCTCCTTCCTTGCGGTGTTTGCTGCCTTTACCTTAGGGACAATTCTTTTTGCTTTCTCTAATCCACCTACACCAACACCAGCAAGAGAAAGGGTTGTCTTAACTGACTTCTCTGCTTGATCCCCTTCTAAAAGTTCCTGTTGTTGTTTCTGAGTATCACCAGCAGCTTTAATATCTATATCAATAGCCTTATTGTCTTCGAATACCTGTGTTCCGTAATTCTGTAGTCCTGCGAGAAACTCTGAGTCTTTAGAACGATTCGCATTTACAAACTCCATTTATTTTATAATAATATATATATAATATAAATATAAGGTAAATAAATAAATGATTTTATTCTATTTGTTCTTCTACCACATTCTCAGTAGGATATATCTTCTCATTAAAATTAATCCATATCTCAGCAGGGTTCTCAGTTAGCTTCAAGGTCATGAAGTCATATTTCTTTTTAGTTGCTTTCTTGTATTGTTCACGGAAGTTTTTATCGCCTGAGAACATTCCTGAATATTCTTCAGAAATCTTATCCAACTCTGATTCATTAGTTAATCTACCAATTAATACCCAGTTTGCGTTTGCTCTAATAGTGGGACTAGTTTTACGAAATAATTGTGTTGATATAATTAATAGCTGGATATTGCTGTGGCGATATCTTGAACTAATGTTGTTTAAGGCAGTAGTCTTATCTCCAAGGCAATCGTCTAATACTAAACATACCGACGGTTTGTCTTCACCATAACTATCTTGAGACTTTACTAAGTCATGTATCATACGGTCTTCATAATGGTCTTCACAATCAAAGGCAGCTTTAAGGAATCTACTTGTCTGATCATTATTAATTGTGTTTGATATTATTTTTGTATGGTCAAAGAAGTCCTGACCATAGAAGTCTTTATTAAGTAACATATTAGAAATAATTGTGCTTTTTCCTGTTTTCGTGGGCATTACCATAAGAACACAGGAGCATGGAGCAGGGAGATTAGGGTGTAAAGGTTTATGTTTTACATTAGGAGGGTCAACAACTTTGAGGATACTAAGTTTCTTGCTCATTATATTTATAATATATATTATTTTATTTTTTAGATTTTAACTAAACACAGGATCTATATCAACACCTATATATTTTCTATTTAATTCACTACATAAATTACCAACCACTTTATTATTACAACACATATCTAATATTGTATCACCTTCATTTGAATAGGTTTTTATAAAATATGTAGATAAAGAAATGGGTTTTATATTTTTTTTACCTTTTTCTATTTTATCATATCTAACATTTGTAGGATATTTCCCAGTGTGTCCCTCCTCCTCAACATATTCATTATCTTTATTTATACCAGCTTCACCCCAATATCCATTCTGACCACCATATTTTACATTTCTTTTCTTTACGAACTTATCTCCTATCATTTGAGGATTATAAGTTCCTGTTTTTTTATAGTATATAAATATTTCTTCTGTCTGTCTTAATGGTTGATATTTAGCACTAAAGAATCCTGTACTGTTATTTTTTATCCATGTATAATTGTATTTAGGTTTTTGATATGTTAATAATTCATAAGTAAACGGCATTGAAGAATATAAACATATAATTCCGTTAGGTTTCAATACTCTCCACATTTCAGGAAATAATGTTTCCCATTGTAAAGGTTTATCCCACGAAGCTTTTGTAATAGAAAATGGTGGGTCTGTATATATAAAATCAATAGTATTCGAATCAATTGTTTTTATCACTTCATGTATATCACCTTTAATATATTCAACCATTTACTTCTTCTTAGATTTCTTTTTTACTAAATGAACTTTATCTATTTTATGAGCTTTAGACTTAGGACTTAAAGAAGCATAGACACGAGCCATAGCCCATTGTTCAGGTGACTTAACATTCTTCCTCACTGACCCTGGGTTTGTTTTAAAAGCACCTATACCCTTATCATAAATAGTCTGAAGACCTTTCATTTGAAATCCAGTGATTTTAGATATTTCTTTAAGTGTATGGGGTTCTTCTTTTTTGAAACCATATTTTTTATTGAAATCATGTTTATAGGTCATTTACTTAATCCATATATTTAAAATTGTTTTGATATTTGTTCAATTGTTTTTTATGTCTACGGATTAATATTTCACATAACTTTTTATCATTATTAGGATTGTATCGTGGTGTCCCACCAAGATTCAAATGTTTATACTCTTTCAACCAATTACCAAACTTACCATATAGACCATAAATGAAATCGTCACAATACCAATTGTGAATAGCTGGTGGATATATAAATCCAAATATTTCAAAATGTTTTTTATGGAATAAGAATTGAGTAGGAATCTGATCATTATTAGACCACCCTGAAGAATAACCTATATTATTGTTTTTTTGTAAATGTTCTATAAAGACTTGTAACCAGTTTTTATTACTATCTAATTGTATATCGTCCCCACAACAAAATACATAATCATGTGATTCAAATGCCTTTTTACTTAAATCATTCCATATATGACAAGGTTTCCCCTTATAATTATTATTAAAAGGAATCCATTCTATTTTAATCTTTTCGTATTGTGTGGGTAATAATATATTTGAGTATAATTTATCGTCTGAATCATATCCCATATAGATTACTATATCTTCTTTCATACCCTCTAAAGAAGGAAGAAGGATTGTATAAAGATATGTTTCTTCAATTGAAACCCATTCTTTACCATTTGAAGTGGTGGGTATAGTGAATACAACTTTCATATATAATATTAAAAATATAATATTTTCAGAAAATAAACTGGTGTCCATGAATTTCTTGAGGTGTCCACAAAAATAGGGACACCTGTCCACAAAAATATTTACACTCTCAAAAACAGGGACACTAACCTTTGAGACCATAAACCGTCATAAAGTATAAGAAAGAAGAATAAGATTAATACAGAGTGTCCCTAAAGGCCACAAAGGCACTGTTTTTTTTGAAACTATTTCTAAAAATATTAATAATTGAATCTACCCAATATCATTTTACAAAATTGCTTTTCTGTCCATAATTTTTAGGGACTTTGTGGCCTTTGTGCCCTTTTATGAAATAGCCCACATTGAAGAGAAATATCCAGGTTCACCATATTTAGCAGGTTGTTTAGGTTTGATTGCGTCAGAGATCATATCCATTTTAGACTGGTGTAGTGCGTTAGATTGTGCGTCCTTCTTTTTCTGTTCCTTTCGTGCCTTGCGTTTTGTATCATATCCTTCTATAGCTGCCTGTTGTAATTGAATCAATAATTCTTGTGGTAAATCCTCAAGAGAAGTGAATGCCTTTTGTTTTACTGGTTCAGTTACATGAACTGGAGCAGGAGCAGGAGCAGGTACAGGTTTAGGTTCTTCACCAACTTCTCTTCTGAGGGCATTGAGTTCATTTTGTTTCTTCTTCTTTTGTAGGTCTTTCAGTTCTTTCTTTTCTGCCGCAGCAGCACGGCGTTTAGCAAGAGCCTTCTCTCTACCCTTAGCAAGTCTGTCTAGTTGTTCCTGTGTCATTACTCGTTTCTTCTTGACAGGTTTCTCCTTGACTGGTTTTACTGTAGGTTCTTTACCTTGAAAGATATTCTCCTCAGGGATAATGGGTTTCTGTGTTACTTCAGGTAATACTTCATTTACCGTCTCCTTAACAGTATCCTCGTCAGATTCTAACTCTTCTTTTAGTGCTTCAGGTTCTTCTTCAATTAGGTCAACTTGAACTTTAGGTAATAAATCCATTTTATAATATACAAAATATAATTATTATATTTCTATAATTTTTAAAGTTTTTGTATAAATTAGTGAAAAAATAAAAGTAAAAAATCTAAATTAGAATAACCACCACCCACCACTGAGCTTTTCAATCTTCTCTTTCTCTTCCCTTTCCTTTATCTTGAGTTTGATAAATAAGATATCTTGTTTAATATCAAATAAGTCTTTGTCTATTTGTTTTACCAGTTCCCTTATCTGTTCAACTGGTTTAGGAGGGTCTTTATTTGTCTCAATATCCATTTATAATTTAACAAATATTATAAATGAAATATTATCTTTATTAAATTAAATAACACATAATCATGAGTGAAGAGGGACAATTACAAGATTATTCTGTAGACCAAGCAGCAGGAGCAATCGTATTAGTCTTAGGAGCGGTTGCGTCACTATTATTAGTAGTGTGGCAGTCCAAGTGTCATTGTAAAGTTAATTTATGTTATATATTCCAATGTGAGAGAAGACCACCTTCAGAGGACGAAATGAAAGGATTGAAAGACCAGGCAACTAAATTAAAAGAAAAAAAGCAGGATAAGATATTGAAAAAAGAGAGGGAAATACTTGTCAAAGAAGATCAGATATTAAGTAGAGTTGAATCTCAAGAATTAGAACCTGAGCCTGAACCTGAGGTGAAGATATTACCATAAGTAATGTACAGCCCAATAATTAGCAGTATTCTTATCCTTCCAAGTTAATTCACCTTTCTTATTTTTTATCCCTTTAGCTCTCGCAAGATAGGAGGCACGGCGTTTCTTATCACCGTGGTCTAAAGATTTATAATTACCACCTTTATCTTTGAACTGTCCCATACCCTTTTGACCGAATGATATTTGTTTAACTTTACCATTTACTTTTACATATACATTATATTTTTTAGTCTTAGATTTACTAACCCACGGTTTATATAATATAGGTTTTCCCTGTTTGTCTAACGGCATTTATTATAAGAATAGATATTTATTCATAACATGAATTTCTTTTTATTTTATATTAGAGCGTTTATATTTAAAAATAAAAATATATATATAAGTATATAATAAACATGAATCCAACTATTACTGACCCTGAGAGAATTAAGAAGGTGCTAGAACAATATGAGAGAAAGAGAAAGAAGGAAAAGGATAGATATGAATTGATTAAAGATACTGAGGATTTCAAGAATAAGAATCGTGAAAGAGCCAGGAATTATTATGGATTAAATAAAGAAAACAAGAAGGAAAAATATGAACAAGATAAAGCCTTCCTGAGTGCTAGAAGTCAATATTACTACTATCGAAGAAATGAGAAATTAGATATCTTTAAGGAAAAATATCCGAATAAAGTTGAACTATTAAATGAAAGAAATATCATATTTTAAGAACTGCGTGAAAATTAAACTTTTCTTTTTAACATACTTTTTATTAATAACTTTTATACTTGCTATATGTTATGGTGTATAAAAATTATAAAAATACAGAATCATGTATTATTTTATTTTCTATGTGCGTTTATATTTAAAGATTAAAATATATATATAAGTATAATAAAATGGGAGAAAATAAGATTTACAAAAAAATATCTGAACTATCTATTATGGATTCATTTACTCTTAAGGAACGATATGACATTTCAAATGCTCAGAAACTTCTTCATTGTGATATTATAGACGACGAAACTAAAGGCTCACTCAAGAAATATCTTAAGTATGGAAAGGGTGGATCAGTTGAGGTCAAGTATACTCAAAGTGAAATAGGTAGATTGAATATTCGTGTCAAGGCACTCAAAGACGGTGAGGGGTGTAAGGCTCAATCATTTATGAAGGGTGTTTGTAAAAGTGCTCTATGTAAGAAAAACTATGTTGATTTAGATATTGTAAATTGTCACCCAGTTCTACTGGAACAGGTGTTTATTGATAAAGGATATGAATGTCCTGTTCTAACTGCGTACAATAAGAGTCGTGAGAAGTTCTTTAAGAAAATGAATAACCATGGAATCAGTAGAGATAATTGTAAGATTATGATAATGAGAATGTTCTATGGTGGTTCAGTTATGGCGTGGTGTCGCGACAATTGTTTTGAGTATGAAAACCTTAAGGGTTCAATTGTTATTGACCTTCATACTGAACTAAAAGAAAATGTAAAAACATTATTGAATACTGAGGAATTATTAAAATACAGAATGGAGGCAGAAAAGAATAAGGGAAAAGAATATTACAATTGTGCTGGAACAGCTATGAGCTATTATCTTCAAACCTTAGAATGTAGGTGTCTTCTTTCAATGTATAAAAGACTAACTACTAATGAACAAAGAAGGGTAGGTGCTCTAATTCACGACGGTTTACATTTAGAAATTAAAGAAAAAGACGAAGATTTCACTGGATTAATTAAAAGACTCAAAACACATATTCATGAAGAAACAGGATTCTTTGTTGACCTTAAGATTAAGGAGTTTCAACATATAGAAGAATTAGATAATATTGTTGTTATCGAATCAGACAAAGAAGGTGGTGATTATATCACTGATAAACTTAAGAATGATTATGTAATTAGTCAGGAAAGAATCTTTATGAGAGTCAATAATGTATGGACTACAAATGAAAAGGTAATTAAAAGAGGATTAATCAAGGCAATAGGTAATATGAATATCTTCTTCAAAAAAGAAAAAGACATTCAACCATATTCTACAATGGCTAAATCATGTAATGCTATGATTCAATATGTAGAACCTACAGAGGACGAAGATTTTGTAGATAAACTATGGACAAGTAACCTTTATAAATTATGTTTCAAAAATGGATATTATGATTTCAAAAAGGGTAAATTAGAACCTTATGACATTGATACTCATACAACTATCAAAATTAATCGTGATTATAAGGAAGCTACACCTGAAATGATACAAGCTGTATATGACAGGATTCTTGATCCTATCTTTAATAATAATAATGAACTGAGAGACACCTGGTTAAATTATATTGTCCGTGGTGTTGCTGGTCATATTGAAGATAAGAATTGGGGAGTAGGTATTGGTGAGCGTGATTGTGGTAAGGGTGTATTGGTAGGTCTACTTGAGAATTGTTTTACTGATTACTGTAGGGCAACTAATTCAGAGAACTTTCTATTCAAAGCAGGTCAGGCTGATAGTGCTAAAGCATTATCATGGTTAGTACCATTTGAGTTTAAGAGATTGTTATTGACAAATGAGATAACAAGAGATTCTCAAGGTAAGTTCAGAATCAATGGTAATGTCCTTAAGAAGTTGAGTTCAGGTGGAGATAAGATTGAAGCAAGGGTAAATCATAAAGACGAAATCAATTTTAAGATTCAGGCGAGGGTATGTATGTTCTGTAATGACCTGCCTCCTATTGAACCAGCTGACACAAAGGAAACCTCATATATTTTCAAGTATCCTAGTAAGTTCTTGAATAAAGGAGACGAAAGATTAGGTAAACCTTTAATGAGACCTAAAATGATTATGAAGGGTGACGATATGGAATATGTTACAGAATCATGTGAGGCTATGTTATTGAGTCATAAAGATTATCCTGACGACCCTGAAAAGAGATATTGGAAAAAGGGTATTGAATGTTCAACTGACGAGATTCAAGCAGCACACGAATATAAGTCAAGTTACGAGTTTAATGTTATGGAGAATGTATGTAATTTCTTTCCTAAGGACGACGATATTAAATACTGGTGTAAGAAGCCTGAAGTCATAGACGCATTCATTCATATCCTATTTAATCATTATGGTTCAAGGGTAGAAGTGCCTGAATGTATGAAGGAAGAAATGGACGATTTCAAAGAAGAAGAAAAGGAAGAGGATAAGTTCTTATCTCTATTCAGATTCATAGGTGATAAGAACTGGGACGAAGACGCAAAAGACTTTGTATCTATTTCACAGATTACAATGTTATTGAAGAAAAGTAATATCAACTTATCTTCACAAAAATATAAAAATTATCTAACTCCTAAAGGAGCTTTTAAAACAAAGAGGACAAATGAACATACTAAGAAGCGTGAACCTTGTTGGGTAAACATTCAATTAGACGAAGAGAAGATAGAAGAAATGAAATACGGTATAGACGAGGACGAGGATTAATATCCACCCTTTTTACCTTCAAATACCTTTGTTTTAATTTTCTTCCTTTTATTCTTATATTCAATAACCTCATTTTCAGTATCACCTAATTTCTTGTGATTCTTAATTTTCTTTTTAGTAACCATATCCATGGAAGCTAATACTTTCTTTTTCTTGGGCATTTATATATTTAAGATATATAATTATTCCTCAGAAGCTTCTTTCACTGAAACTTCTTTTATTACTTCTTTTACTTCTTCAACAATATCTCCTGGTGTTTGATCTTCACCTGTGACGAACTTACCTTCCTCCTCAAGTCTTTTATACATATCTTTCAAATACATATCATGAATTTCTCCCCTTTTTGAATCATACTCAACTTTATTCCAGTTCACCATAATTGTTTATAATTATATATTATAAAAAAAATATAATATATAAATTATAAATAAATGTCACTTGTTATATGTTCAAACGAAATAGAAGGCTCAGGTGTAAGGACAAGTCAATTCCAGTCTCCATTTTCATTTAGTAACCATTTGAACGGTGAACTTAAGATACCTGCTAATTCTGAAGTTGCCCTTCAAAGTTTAAAGGTTAATAAAGAAGGAGCATTCTCTTTAAATCCAGCGTCAATATGGTATGAATATCTAGGTGTATTACCCACGGAGGCAGCACCTATCGAACTCACCACCAGTGCTCCACATTATACAGACCTGGGTATTACACGGAATACAACAGCAACCACAGACGAAACAGCTCTGAAACATATCACACCTGGTATGAATAATGGTGTACCTACTCCTGAAACCTGGGGTCTTCAGGAATGTAAGGTGAAGAGAGATACAGACGGTTACACCTTTGAAGGTTTTGATTTTAGATTTCAACAGAGAACAAATGGTAGTGGATTAAATAACAAACCTCAAAACTGGACAAATGTAAATAGAACCACTGGGGAAGAGGGTGGTCTTGCGTTTTCCTCAAATAAACTGACAGCTACAGGTCAGAAAAATAAATCATATAATAACCAGGGGTTCTCAGGTGATACTCCACTCTCATTGAAACAAGGTGAGTTCATAGTAGACCTGACAGATTTAAAACCTGGTGGAAGTTCAGTATCATGGGCG